CACTATCAACAATTGCGCTTCGTTCGATCACGAAGTAATCCCATCGATGCCTGGGATATGAGGCTCACCCTGAAAATTCAAGGCATTACTGAACTTGCCAGTGCAATCTTCAACAAACCTCTTTTGACATCCTGCGATTGCTGTGAACGTATCCCCAACTAAGAAATCTGTGGGTGTAGGCAATTGCAGCGTGATATCCACTCCGTTGGAGTATTTAATCTTGGCCACTACACCACTGCAATTTCCACTTGTGAACCGGACTGACCCTTCAGTGAAAAAGTTCTCGGCTTGAACAAAGCTCGAGCATGTGAATTGACGTCGATTGATCAGGGTGCTTACGCTCCCCGTGAAAGTCATAGGGGCCAAGTCAACGGTGCACAGTGTGTCACCTAGTCGTGCCCGGCATGTGGCTGAAACGACGCACCCAATGGTCTGCTGCAAAGGAGCTTGCAGCCCCCTGAGTTCAACAGTCACGACGCCTTGTTTCATCGTCAGATCGCCCACGGTGCCGACCATGATGGTTTCAAAGCCATCACTCAAGTCCATGAAGTTGTATCGCAATATGGTGAATCCGCAATTGCGCCAAGTTCCTCCAATGACCTCGTTCTTGATGAACAAAGTGCCATCATCAAGCGTTGTCAATTCGAGGTTATCAACTGCAAACCCGGCATTGAATTCAAGACTTGAAACGGATAATCCTTGCGTTGCGCTGTAAAGCACACCGTCAAAAATCATGTTCTCAGTAGAGCTGGTGAATCCAAAGACCTGACCATCAAGTCGTACTAATTTCAAAGCAAAGGCCAAGGTCGTCGTTCCTTGAGCGTAATGGTTAGCCAAGCCAGTGGGGAGGACTTTCATTCTCGGATTTCCTCGAACACAACGTTTGGTCCAGCAATCAGGCGAGCGTTGAAGTCTCCGCTCAGCACCAAATCCCAATCAATAAAGTCGTCCACAAAGTGCACGGGAACATAGAAAGTGCCTGACCAAGTCAGGCTGTCCGTTGCCACTGTGCTCAAGCCAACTAAGGTGACAACACCGGTTGTAGTGTCAAGGGTGTACTGAGCCCCAGTCAGGGGCACATCATTGAGCAAGATGTTTGTGATGGTGTGGGGTCGGGTGATAAACCTATCTTTTGAACGACTCGTGCCGCTCACCACATAACGTTTCATCAAGTTATAGGAATTGAGACCTAAGACGCCCTTCCCTACAACTCCAGTATTCGCACCACCAGAAAGTCCCCACAAAAGTCCTGCGGTAGATTCAACCTGGAAGTCCTTAGGATCTTGGATCAACAAGCCATAAGCGCCGCCCTCGGTTACTTCATGCAAAGCCTCGATTTGTGCCCATTGCTGTGGCGAGAGAGGCACGACACCAAGCTCATACTCTCGTAGAGTGCGCGACCAGTTGACGTTGATTTGCATCTGGCCACTATTACTGATCACCCGCACGTTGTTGCGTCGGTTCTTGCCACGAATGCCAGCAGCTACGATGCTGCTTGGCATGATCACATCAGCTAAGACAGTGATGGTCATTTAGGTATTCCTTGCCATGGCACGTTGCACACTTTGACCAGCAGACGATGCGATTTGAGCTTGTGTGCGTCTGTCAACTGGCACATTCAAGGTGAAGTTATTGGTCACGCTCAGCATTTGCCCGCCGCCATTGGTTTGACTGACATTGCCGTCTTGATTTCCCACCATCAAATATTGCTTGCCAGCAACACTCAAAACTTCTGGGCCGCGCTCATTGACCTGGTAAAGACCTCGTGCACTTGCAATGCCGCCTGACGCATGGCCAGGTACGGTGCCAAAACCACCGGTCAAACTCATCAAGTTATCCATTGAGTTGCCTGGCATGGAGCTGGCAACACTTGCAGAGCCTGCCGTTCCGAACATTGCCCCCATACCCATACCAACCAATGAACCGAACCACCCCGCTCCACTTGAGCCGCCACCAATTGCATTCATCATCATTTGCTTGACAACGATGCGAGTGATATCGGCAACGATGGAGTTTGCTAAGTCTGTGAAGCTCAACTTTCCGGTAGTGACGAATTTCACAAAAGCGTCTTCCATCCCTTTGAATGAATTGGCCATCACCCCCTCGACTTGGACAGCCATGTTGGTTGCCTCTTCGTGGTATTTGCGCATTGCCTCACTTGCGCCGAATGCAGCAGTACGCTGCTTCTCATAGGCAGTTTCAATCAGTGAAGTTGCTTTCGCGGTTTGCAGAGCCGCATCTGCTATCGCCTTTGTGGTGTCAACAGTTGGATCCTGTTTTTTGAGTAATCTCAGTCGCTCCTGCAAATCAAGTTCAATTTGGCGTGCCGCAGAAAGTTTGGCCACCTCAAGAGTCTCTTTACCAAGCAGGGAGATTTGAAATTGAACTGAGTCATTGGCTAGACCATCCAACCTGAGTTTTTCAGTGGTCGCCAGATTAAAGCTGGCCTCCACAGAAAACAACTTCAATTGCGATTGAGTGATCTCTTTATTGGCCTCAATCTCTGCCGCAGTCCTTTTGCGAATGGCGTCTGATCGAATGTTATCTGCCGTTGCGATTTGTACTTGTGTCGCACCCTTTCGATTCATCGCATCAGTAGCAATCTTGATCTCTTGGTCATAAGCCAATTGAACATTGTTCAAGTTGTCTTTGATCAGATCTTGTTTACGCATTTCACTTTCGCGAAGAGTTAAAAACTCCAGGCCATGGAAGTAGTCCAGCATTTGCTCGCGAGATTTGAGAAGTTTTTCTTCGGCCGTAATGGCATCCTGTAAGGCCTTAATCTGGCCTTCAAGAATCTTTTTGTATGGGTCATCCTTGAATTTGTTGGCGGTAGTTAAACCAGATGCATCAATCGTCGGTTTAGACTTATTGGGCACTGGTGGTCCAACGAAGGAAGCAGCAGCAGCGGCTACTTTGTTTGTCGAATCAAATTGCTTGGCTAAAGCTGTTGTCAGCTTTGTGCCGTCCTCAAAAAGTGCTGCGTAACGCTTGTTTACATCAGCAACAACTTGATTTCGATGCTCCATTGCAGCCTGGTATGCATCCGTGCTGCCTGCACCAAGGGTGATGATGTCTTTCCACGTCTGCTTCATAAAGCTCAACGAAACGACGGAGTCCTCATAAACCACCTGAAAACTGCCAGCTAGGGCATACACCACTTTGATCAAGCCAACGATGGACTCGTAAACTGTTGCTGCCGCTAGAGCAGAGTTTTGCGCCCAATCACGGATCGAACCGTCTGCGGCTAAGTCATCAACGGACTTGGTCAGGCCATCGTTTGCCTTTTGAAGTTGTAGCAACGTGATTAAAAAATCATCGAAGACCGGTACCAATTCCATCGCCACGACTTTGTAGGTTTCCTCGAAGGAGGCCTTCAGGCGAACTTGATTTTTTAAGAGTTCATCAGCCGCTAATGCTTGGGCGGAGGTCACACGAACCTGATATTCACCAACAGTTGCCAAGTCTTTAGCCACCGGCAGTAGATTCGCACCGCCCTTTCCAAAGAGCACCTGAGCGATCGTGGTTTTTTCAACTCCATCACGGTATTTATCCATGTGGGTTGCAATGACCCTAAATACCTCTTCAGAACTTTGACCCTTGAGAGATTCGATGGATATGCCAAGAGCCTTAAATGCAGCAGAGGTGTTTTTGCCTCCGTTTTGTGCATCGACCGTTGTCTTACTCAGCTTTTCTAGCCCCAAAGCAAGGGCCTCAATGTTTGTTCCCGAGAGTTTTGCGACTGAAGCTAGGCCAGATAAGGCCTCGACAGTGCTACCTGTCTTTATGGCCACTTCTTGAAGTTGCGCCGCCGCCTTGATTGACTCTTCAATTTTCGACTTGACTTGGTCCAGTGCAAGGCCAATACCAAGAGCTGCGGCAAGAGCTTGAAAACTGCTTTTGACCATTTGCACAGCACCGTCAATATCGGCCATATGTTTTTTGGCTGATTGCGTTGCACTCGCCAAGTCGGCCTCAAACTTGGCTGTGCTCGCAGCAACTTCGACAATGATGGAACCGATTGTTGATGGCATAGTGGTTTCAACTTTTCTTTTTAAACAGTGTCTTGATCAATGCAGACTGGGCTTTTGCTGTGCCAAGTAACTTGCCATCGTCTTTCTGCGAGCGCCGGTGCTCTTCATGCCAAGGGATGAAATCCTCTGGCTTGTACGGGTTGGGTTGCCGCTTGATATCGCGTTGCAAATTTGCGGCTACGGACTGGGCAATACCGTGTCGTTGGTCAGCCACCAAGTCAT